GCATTTGTTTTACTTTCAATTGTCTTCTTCGATACTAATTTTTTGATAGCTGTTTCATTTCTTTTCTCTAACCACTGTAAAAACCTCTTAAAAGAACCTTCAGGGTCTTCAATAAAAGAACCTTCTCTAATTTCACTATTAAGATATATGTTTATAAGAGGTAAATACTTAGTTATAGGTTTAAAATTAATTTTTATACCATCTGCAGTTTTAATTAAATCTTTGATCTGCTTTGCTTCATCTTGATCTATATCGACTTTACCAGTTGAATCTGTAAATTCTGCATCATCCATCCACACACCGGGGACCTTGTTAAGTTGCTTAAATTCGCTGCTAGATATATCTCTCTTAGTACTGTCATCAATGTCTGAATAGGAACTATGCCAAATAACACCCATTACTGAATTATTAATTTCTTTAGCAAGTTCAGAATCCTTTTCAACAGCATATACAGTAGTGTTAGGTTTAAAAGAAATATACTCCACCCCATCGTGTACCGTTGGCTGTATTTCACTAGCGTTAGTATACATAATATCACCACCTATAAGACCTTTAATACCCATTTGTTTTGTAAACTTAAGAGCTTTTTTAAGCTTTTCTGCTAACTCAGGCTTATCGCCATGGTTATTAATAATATCCGCTTCAGTAAAATTGAGCAACGGCTCTTTATTAAAAGCAGACTTAGTCGCTACAAAGTGTTGTTTATTTTGCGGATGCCTCCCTGCCATAATAAAAGGAGCACCATCCCATTTAACAGACATCTTTATTTTTCTTTTATGCTTACCTTGAAGCATGCCTAAAAGATCGAGAAGGTATTGACGAGCTTGATCATAACCTTTTTCACCCTTAGTAAGTAAGAGTTCCTCTAAATGAGTTAAGTGACCCTTAGCGTTCTCAGTTAAAAGCTCGTATTGTTCAAAATATAGTTTAAAGTTTTTCATTTATTTAATTGTTAAGTTGTAACCACCCCGTCCTCCCCCGGTGTTAGGTGAAATAGTAATATTGTCTCCCAATTCGAATAACTTTTGAATAGCATCTGTTGCATAATTTAAATAAGTTCGACCCTCGAAGGGACCTATTGTTACCATATTGAAGTTATCTTTATTAAAAAACAGAAAATAATTAAAACCCTGCCCCTTTTCATCTTCCTCTTTAAAGTATTCTGCTATTTGAAACCCTGCGGCAATTTTACGACCTTTTACTTCCGCCTCACCTGACTGATCTAAGAAAAAATTAATAATTTTAACAGCCGCATCCGGCTCTGAAGAAAACTTTGATAAGCCAGATATTAATTGCTCGCGATCTGCTTTAGAAAAAAAGTTATTAGTAATAATAGCTTCACCAGCATCCCTCATTTTAAGTTCTTCCTTTTGATCAGCTAAATATCTTGTTACACTAATACCCTTACTATCCTTTATATCCTCAAAATAACCCCTACCACGTACATCTCTTTCAACTAACTTTAATTTAGTCTCTATATCATAACTATCGTTATCAATATTACCTATTACACGATCAATAACACGCTGTTGTGCCGGTGTAACGTTAAATTCATAATCTTTTATAGCATTAAATACTGTTATAATTATATTCTCATCAATATTCGCCTCTTTTGCTTGAAGCTTTGCAAATTTATTAAAACTACGTATCAGACTTAACGTTTTACCTTTTCCTGCTCGGCCGGCCCCTGACTTAACCTCAACCAAAGAACCATCAGGCAAGGCAATGTCACCTTCACTAGGATTGCGACCTTCAGAAAATAATGTTAAAACAGCTTCACCCGGACCGACACCTACAGCGCCCTCTTCGAAGGTTACTTGCGATATCGCTTCAACAGCCTTTTTATTTGTTACAAGCTTGAGATCATACTTAGCTCCTAATTTTTCAATGACGCGTAAAAAATTAGCAGTTCCTTTATTTAATGCTTGTTTAAGATCGGATAGTCTGTTTGAATTCTTTAACCGCGTTAATCGCTCTACTTCATCATAAAATTCCTCTCTTACTCCAGCATTATCTAACTGTATCGACTTAGCGTATATATCATTTATTCGTACACTTAAATTATAAATAGCTGAAGGACTATCCCACCCACCAGATTCAACCCAATCATTAATTACACCAATCGAACTATCCTGCCTGCCTAATCTTAATAGCTTCCTAGCCTCATCTTGATCCAATTCAACTTCTTTAATATTACCATCATCAAATTCTATAGTTACCCTTGCCTCATCTAATACACCAGTTACATTAAGATGAGGCTGCTGTAATATCTTACCGCGTACTCGGTTTTTATAGACCTTTTCTAATGACCACTGCATGTTATTGTGCGTCTAAGTCTTCAAGCTCTTGTTCAACCTCTTCATTTGAAAATTCGATCAATCTTTCAATCGTTTCAATGACCTTTCTAGGTTGTGTTCTACCAAATTCTTTATTCACCTGTGCAGCAATGTTAATATCTTGCATCTTAGGCGCATATATAAAGGCATTAGTTAACAGATCAGCGACATATACCTCACCTTCAGGTGAAATACCAGTAGGCTCTGGTGGAATGTCTTCTGCATCAGTAGCATCAGCTTCGACATCAACATCAACATCGACTTCTTCTACTTCATCCTGCTCTGAATAAAGCCTTTTATATTGTTCAAATAATTGTAATGTCTTTTTCATGATTTTATGGTGTTTTTGGTGGGTTAGCTGCATCCCTTACTGCTGTTTGCAACTCTTTTGTTTTTTTATCATATACAGCTATAGCATCTTTTGCAACTTTTTGTCTTTGCTTTAAAGCTTTTTTAGCTTTACGAGCACCAGAAAACATACCACCTTGATTTGCAAGTCGGTTAACTTCTTTATCTACATCATATTTTGCTGGCCCGGTCTTAATCTCTTGATCTTCTACTGGAATATCTGGAGCATACTCTTGTTTAAAGCTATCAAAAATTTCAAACGGACTACCGACACCAAACAAATCAAAAGAATCGATTATATCACCGTTTACGTCTCTTAACTCCACAGTATACTTATCTTCACCTGGTCGATTCTCTTCTACCAGTTTTAGAAATTTACTCATGTATATATTTATGGAAGTAGTGAGAGTTTTATATTTATATTAGATAGAAACTCCGCTTCAATTTGCTGTAATTCATATCTTCGAAGGAAGAGTCTAAACTTATAGAAAGAAACAGCTGATGCATCTTTCTTTTTAAACGAAATGTAGTCTCTTTCTTCTAAAAACGTATCAAAGCTATCTTCGCTATATGATATATTAGTAGGTAGTGCATTAAAAATACGCTTAACCAGTGTATGTTCGATTGTTTTACCATCCGTCTTGTAGTAAAACCATTTCTTACTACTTGTTTTTGAACATACTCTAATAAGCTCTTTAATAATGAAGTGTATACCAAGCTTATTCTTCTCTTTTCGAGTTAATTTTAGCTCATGCTCGGTAATATAAAGAAGATATTCATTGAAAGACTTATTAAGACACTTATTAAGGTTAATAAACTCAAAACCACGTACAGTATCATTTACGCCTTCCGATTCTGACGTTGATAATTCCATTGTAGTAGTCATCTCTTAGTAGTACTTCTTTCTCAAATTGTAATCTAGTTTCGTGATAACTCAACTCCCACTTCGAATCACACCATCTAAGGATTTCAAACTTAAAATTACCTTTTCCTAATACTCTTATATGTTCATTAAGCTCGTTTGATGAAGAAGTATAGGTCTTCCAGTCAGTTTCTATTTTTTCGTGTCGTTTATTCTTTCTACCCTTCAAGGGAGGACGCTTTCTTATTGACTGGCACTGTTTTTTACCAATATACTTCTTGTCATTAGTAAGATTAGTTATCTTATAAATGAAACCATAAGGTAGGTCCGTACTTTCTTCTAGAACCCCCTCCCAATGACCTAAATCTACCACTTTTTACATGACCAGTAACCAGCAGAGAACTTATCCTTCTTCTGATCACACTTATGACGAGCGCGGAACGACTTTCTACGCTTAGGGTTGCTCTTTTTGATCTTCATATTCGGATCTCCAAAACGAACAATCTTTTCTTTACCATCTTTACAAGCTTTAACAACGAACTTCTTAGAACCACCTGAAGTACGACGTGGGCTGTTACATTTCATACGATCCTTATCGACTTTTTCAGCGTCTTCATCATACGACTCCTCACTCTCCACCTTAACACAATTATCTACAGTCTTACCACCCTTCTTCTTAGTACCTACTCTTCTGTATCCCTTCCAACAAGCCCTACCATCTACACCCTTTTGCTTTTCTTCATTTTCTTCTCCTGTTAGGTAACTAACTCCTTTTTCTTTTTTATTACGCCTCTTTTTACCACCTACTGCTTTTTTACGTGTTTGAACCTTACCAGTGCCTAAAGGCCTAGCAATTCGACTATCCCCCGGAGTGTTACTTTTTTTAACACCAGATCCTTGCTCAGATGGTACGTATAAATCAGCCGTCGACGGTCCGTCTCCGAAAGCCCCTCCTGCTCCCGCAGTATTACTCTCTCTTAACGCTCTTAAAAAATACTTTTCAAATCTACCTGTGGATTCCATTATAATTATATTTATAATATAAGAATGGAATTGCTAAAAAAGTATATTGAAGAAATTGGACAAGATCTTGTACTCGATGACTTTAATCTTAAAGAAGCACAAATGAGACTACCGGCTCGTAAGCATTTTTGGGTCGCGAGACTAATAGAAGCAAAAATTAAACGCAATTCCTTTATTGGTGATAAGAAAAAAATTAAAAAAGAACTAGTTAAAAAGGTAATCTCCGATTCCCCAGTAAGAATAAGTCAATCTGCTGCTGAATCAGCTGCTGAAAGACATGAATCGATAGATAATCTTAATAAAGGTATCGCTGAGCAGGATGCAATAATAGAATATCTTGAAAAAGTTGAAAAGGTACTTGGTAATATGCACTGGGAGATCAAAAATATTATCGATATTAATAAAATGGAGCAACTTTAATGCTAACTTTTGACTATAAGCCGAGTAACCGGAAAATTCAGCTTAGAACTGACGATGCAGATCTATTTGAGCGTATAAGAGAGCATTTTAGTGTAGAAAATGAAGGAGCTAGATTTGCTAGATATAGAGGTAGGTTTGCTGCAAGAAGAAAGTATGCAATAACAGGTACAGGAGCTTGTGAAGTTGGATTGTATTGGGAGATTAGACAGTATCTGATTAATAATCAGATCAAAATTGACGTTGAAGTCACAGATAAACTACAAAAGATACTTAAAGTTGGTCGTAATATAGAGCTATATAAAGACTTTACACTTACATTACGTGAATATCAGGAAGATGTAATAAAAAGAGCCTTAAAACTTGGCAGAGGTACATGTGTTTTAGGTACCGGCGCTGGTAAAACTCTTACAACTGCAGCTTTAATTGAGAATTACTTTCAATCTTGTCCTGATAAGGATACTTTTAAATGTGTTGTACTGGTTCCTGACTTAGGACTAGTAACTCAAACGTACGATGAGTTCATTAACAGTGGGACTACCTTTAAACTTACTAAGTGGACCGGTAAAACTAAGCCAGATCTAACGGCTAACGTTGTTATATGTAATATTGGCATAGTTCAAAGTCAGTTTGATACAAATGATTGGTTAAAGTATGTGGATTTACTTATAGTTGATGAGTGCCACAAGATAAAAGCATCAAACAAGATTAGCAAAATAGTATCTAAGATCACAACACACAACAAATATGGGTTTACAGGTACACTTCCGGAGAATAACTTAGATAAATGGTCGATTATAGGTAAATTAGGCCCAGTTATATATGAAAAAACGAGTTATGAGTTAAGATTAGAGGATTATTTAGCGAATGTTAATGTAAAGGTGCTAAATCTCGAGTATAACACACCCCCGCGGTACCTTTCTGACAATGCATACAGAGAAGAGTTAGATTTTATATATGAGAGTGATTTTCGAAACTCGTTTTTAGCAAAACTATGTGGTAAGCTAGATAATAATACATTAATTTTGGTTAATCATATTAAACACGGAGAATTACTTAAAGTATACCTAGATACTCTAACAAATAAGCAGGTATACTTTATTAGAGGTGAGGTTGAAGTAGAAGAGCGTGAAAAAATAAAGAAAATAATGGAAAAAGATGCTAATGTTGTGTGTATCGCTATAAGTGCTATATTTTCAACAGGTGTTAACATCAAAAATCTTCATAACATTATTTTTGCATCGGGAGGTAAGTCCTTTATACGGACTGTACAGTCGATTGGTAGAGGTCTCCGGAAACACGCCTCAAAAAACAAGCTTATTATATTCGATATATGTGATCGATTGAGATACGGCATAAGACACTGCGAGAAACGTAAAGAAATTTACGATAATGAGAAGATAAAGTATAACGAAACTAACATTGTTGAAAAATAAACTTTTAATACTATAATTAAACAAATGGCCGCAAAAGAGAAAAAACCATATTATATAGAACCTAAAGTCTTTAAGGAGTCGCTACAAAAGTACTATGATACAGACATTCTTACAGATGATTTAGCAGAAAACATTAAAAAAATTGCTTATGGATTAAGTTACAACGCATCATTTATCAATTATACATATAAAGATGATATGATAGGTGATGCTCTTATTAAAATGTATTCAGCACTAAAGCATAAAAAGTTTAATTTTGAAAAAGCTACTAATCCGTTTTCATATTTTACGACTATAGCATATCACGCCTTTATTAATAGAATAAAGAAAGAGAAAAAACATCATGAAGCTGTTACAAAGTATAGAGAACGTGTATATGAAGACTTTATGTCCGATCCAGAGAATACACATGGACATGTCTATGTAAAACCACCAGACGAGGAAAATTCTTTTGAAGATTAATAAGCCTAGAGTTGCTATTTTTTCAGATCTTCACTTAGGTGTACATTCCAATAGTTCAAACTGGCATAATTATGCTGTTGAATGGGCTCATTGGTTTAAAGACGAGTGTAAACGAAAAAATATCAAAGATATAATCTTTTGCGGTGATTGGCATCACAACAGAAGCGAGATATCAGTTAATACGCTGCAGGTATCTGCAGATATATTAGATATTTTGTGTGATTTTAATATTATTGCTATTACCGGTAATCATGATATTTACTACAAACATAGAACTGATGTTAATTCCCTGTCTATCTTTAAAAAGAGAAACAACGTAACAATTTTAGACACATATGATACGATTGAAGCTTTCGATCGTACTATTACCTTCTGTCCGTGGAATACAAACATTAAAGAAGTTCCAGAAAGCGATGTTATCTTTGGCCATTTTGAGATAGAGACCTTTAAGATGAACTCGTATAAGGTTTGTGAAGAGGGACTTAAGGTGAAAGATTTACTTAAGAAGAGTCCGCTAGTAGTCTCGGGACATTTTCATACTAGACATGAAAAAAAGTTTGGTAAAGGTACTATATTATATGTAGGTAACCCCTTTCAAATGGATTTTGGTGATGCAGGCAATCAAAAAGGTTACTATGTATTAGATTTTGATACACTTGAGTACGACTTTACACCTAATAATATATCCCCATCATATAAAAAGGTATCATTGAGTGAATTAGTAAGAGAAGGCTCTATTACAGATAGTGTGGTAAATAATATTGCTAATAATATTATACGTCTCAAGGTAGATATGAATATATCACAAGCAGACATGGACGTCTTAATTAAGAAGTTAACTTTACTTAAACCAGAAGTACTAACTGTTGATTATGACATTAATTTTAATCGGTTACTTGATGACACAGAAAATAAAGAAGACTTATCGGGTATTGACATTCCACAAGCTATTGAAGAGTTTGTAAACTTACTTGAAATCAAGAATAAAAAAGAGATAATAAAATATACTCTCAGCTTATATGAAAAAAGTAAACTTTAAAAAGCTTAGTATAGTAAATTTTTTATCTGTAGGAGAAGAACCCGTAACAATAGAGTTTAGCAAGGGTCTTCATGTTATTACTGGTAAAAATAAAGATAAACCTGATCGGAGAAACGCGATTGGTAAGAGCACTATAGCTGATGCTTTGTATTTTGCTATATTTGGTGAAACACTACGTGAGTTAAAGAAGGACCTTATACCAAATAACTTAACCAATGGTAAGACGCATATTGAACTCGACTTTGAGTTAGATTCGCCAAAAGGTAGAAACAATTACAAGATAATTCGTACTTTGTCACCTTCTAAAGTCCTTATCTTTAAGGATGGGATTGATAGAACGCGAGATAGTATTAAGAATACTACAGCATATATTAGCCGGGTATTAAGTGCTTCACCTTCTATATTTCAAAACTGTGTAATTATGACAGTTAACAATGCTGTTCCATTTATGGCTAAGAATA